TGTTATCACTCACGCCGCCCTCCTCTGCTTCGGAGGCCATTCGACAATCCTCTGAAGCTCTTCGATACGTCCTTGATCTGCTGCCACTCGGCGGAGCAGATACCGCAGCTCGGCGCGGTACTCGGCCAGGGTCTCGGGGTTCATTGCAGTTCACCCCTGCACGGCGCTCCACAGGCCTTCAGGAAGGCGTGGGCATCGTTAGCGGACTTGGCGATCAGTACGGGGTAGCCAAGCCGCTCCAGGCGCTCGTGGACGGCCTTTTGCTCGGCAGAAGTCGTTGACCCCTTCGGGCGCTTGACCTCGATGAAAGCGGCGCCGCCACGCCAGATGCAGATCAGGTCCGGAAAGCCGACCTTGAAGCCGTCGCCCTTCATCGCGCCCATCTGTCGGCCGCGTTGTGCTGCGTTGCCGGCTAGGACGGCACCGTTGGGGCTGTGGTGGATGTAGACGTCGGGGAAGCAGGCGCCGCACATCTCGAGAATGGCGCGCTGGACCTGGCGCTCGGTCGGGAGCGGAGCGTTCATGCGTCCGCCCACAAGTTGCCCTTGCGGATGCAGAGGATGGTTGAGCGGTTGACGCTGAAGAGTTCTGCCAATTCACGGGTCCGAAGCCCGCTTTCACGGATGAACTTGACCTTCTCGGTCGTAAGCTTGGCCATGCCATGCCGATCGCCCGCGACCTGGCGGCCTTTGGCTACCTTGTCGGCGACGTTGTCCTCGTTCGTTCCGAGCCACAGGTGGGCAGGGTTCACGCAGCCGGGATTGTCGCAAGAGTGACAGACAAACTTACCGGCGATGTCCGTTTCCGGGTTCGCTAAGCGGAACGCCAACCGATGGGCGCGCTCCTTTTTCTCTGCCGAGAAGCTGCCATACCCTTTGGCGTTCTTAGCGCCCAACCAGGGCCAGCAGGCTTCAGGCCCTCCGCTACGATCGGCCTTCGCCCAGAACAATTCTGGCTGAACAGGCCCCTTCATTTAGGGCCCCAAAGTACCGCAAGGATCGTGAACGCCTCTACGGCACCCGCAATACATCCCGCCGTGAAGACGAGAATGTGGCAGCAGTAGATTCTGAGGGCAGCTTTCCCGACACTAACGAGACGCATTACAAACCTCCGGTTAGACGGACACAGGCTTTCGCTTCAGGAGAGTGACGAACTCTTCTTCACAGGCTTCGAGCTTGTCGGGCCGGATCTTGCGGAAGGAGCGCTTGTTCCACGCCTTTGTGGGATGCGGGGAAGGAAAGCCCTCAAGAATGAGGCCGTCGTAGGTCACACCGATGACGCTAAAGACCTTGCCGATAGCGTCGCTGCTACCGGCGTACCAATCGCAGGGCAGCATGTCCTTACGGCTGGTTCCGACCGCAACCGCCAAGTCACCTACTTGCCAATCGTCAGACACACTCGATCTCCCGAATGAGGCAGCCAACTTCACGCTCGACCCGCTTGGCCTTGGCGAGATACCGCTTGCGCTCCTGAGGGACTTCAGCGGTTCCGCCGGGGCTTTCCGGATGCCTCGACATGGCAATCTCATGGGTGAGGTCTGTGAGGGTCGGCAGGATGTCCGTTGCCCGTCCCTGGATCGGTTGCGCGGTCGAATAGAACAGCGCGCAATAGGGGTTGAGGAACGACCCGCCGTACACACGACCCAATTCAGCAAGGAAGGCCGCGGACAGGTCGGTGCGCTGGTGCAGCGCGTTGTACAGCGTGTTTTCCGAGACCCCGATGTCCTCGGCGATGTCGCGGAGGCTCTGCTGGGTGTCGCGCATGATGTCGCGAAGGATGGTTTCTACAGCGCAACGATATGGGGACGCATATCCCGTTTTTTGGATGACATTGCAGGAGGTCATTTCCCATTCTCCCGTGCATGGAAATCGCAAACCTTTCTGGCGCGACGACGGGCGCGGCCCTGATCGCTCCAGGTGTAGCCAGTCTTGATTTTGCTGATCGTCTCAGGGACGACGCCGAAGAGTTCCGCCAATCTCACGTTGGTGAGAGAGCTCGATCGGATCAGTTCAACGTCTTCGATTGTGAGCTTCGAGCCGCGGACTCTTTTGCGAGGCGCGGTCTGCCGAGCCCTGCGACCCTTGGCGGCCATGTCGCGCGTGTTGTCGAGCGCGGTGCCGAGCCAGAGATGGTCGGGGTTGACGCAGTGCCGAACATCGCACGAGTGACAGACGAACATGTCGCCCGGCTCCGCCTTGTTCGCGATCGCCCAGGAAAGCCGGTGGGCCAAGACGGCCCGTCCACCCGTTGCGCGACTGAAGCGCACGCGGGTGTAGCCATTTTCCATGCATCCACTGCGCTCCCAGCAGCCCGTTTTCGGGTTGATGGTAACGCCCTGAAGCAACCTCTCCTTGGCATATTCGGTGCCAAGCTGCTGCGCGATTGCATAAGCGGGAACGGCGGGCTTCAATGATCGGCCCTCACGCTGAGATCATCGGGGCGCACGATCGGGTGGGGGAATGTGTCCCCCTCGGCGAAGTCGTAGCCCGCATCCTCAGCGAGCTTGCTGGCGATGAAGCCCTCGAAGTCGGTGTAGAGGCGGATCGCCCAGTAGATCGCGAGCGCAACGACGATGCCTGTGCCGATGATGGCGAGGATTGCGCCGATGACGGAAAGACCCCCGCTCACGGGCTACCTGCGCTGTGCTATGATGGCGGGGATATTGATGCAGCCAGCCAGTGCGGCGACGGCAGCCATTGCGGGGTTCTCGAACACCAGCAGGTTAACCGCCGCGCAGAACATGCAGAACGTGAGAGCTATGGCGTTGAAGCTCATGCTGGCCTCCGTGCGTTGGAAAGGGTCCGCGCGGGCAAGGGAGATGAACCCGCGCGGGTGCTGCACGCCTTGGGGACGCTAGAGGTGCAGCGGAGAGTCATGCGGCAATGCCAAAGAAGTCATTCGCCGTGACCTTGCATCCGGTCGCCAGCGCGATCTTCTCCATCACCTTCGGTTCAGGGATGCGCCCATTGACGTACCGGCGCACGGACTCCTGGCTTACGCCGATCATCTCGGCGAACTGAGCGCGGGATGTTTGCGTGTCCCGAAGATACTGCTGAAGGGTCATATGCACCGTATAGGTGTATAACGGCACACCCGTCAAGCGAAATCGCACCGCTCCCGTGCATGGATAATCGGCAATTAGTCAGTCATTACGCAGGCGTGCTGGGGAAAACTATCGGGCAGAACATGAAGTCTGCGCGGAAGGCCAAGGGTCTTTCGCTGGAAAAACTCGCGGCTAAGGTGAAGCCGCCGACCAGCTACCAGCAGATCAGCCGGCTAGAACAGGGCAAGATGCTCTCGATCGAATGGATCGAGAAGATCGCTCAGGCTCTCGGGATGGACCCGATGGAGCTTATAAGGGGCCAGGCGCTCGCAAATGATCTGGAGCTGAGTGAACAAGTCGCAAATGAGATCGCTCGGACACTAGCTGTGGTCGCTCGTGACGGTGTGCTTCCGGAGAATGGCACTGTCCAAGCTCTGTCTCTAATGCTGCAAGAGCTCGCTGCGACGTTTCTAAAGCACCCGCAAGCCTATCGCGATCCGCAGGTAGCGCGGCCCGTATTAGATCTCTTATCGCGGAGATCCGGCCACGCAGCGAACTAGCCGACGCGGCTTTCCACTCACGCACCTTGCAAGGGCGAGCCCCGCAAGACGTTGACGCAATTACACAGCTTGGCTTAGCCCCCATACCGACACCTCCACGCCCATCGAAATCCGCCGAGCTCAGGACGCGAATGGGAACAAGCGACTCTAGATCAGTCGTAATCGGATGCAATCGCATATGTAGGCTTTCGTATACATTAACTGATAGTGTTCACGTTCTGTTCTGTCCACTAACAAAAATTAGTTGCAATATTTTTCACCGCTCAGTTGCATAAGGCTTGACACTTACACCGTAGCGGTGCATACCGTCCTCATCAGGGTTAAGCCCGGAGGACGAAATGATCTACCTCGATGACGCGATGCTGGCCGACATCATGCCGGTCTCGCTTGATGAGCCCCGCTCCGACTGGCGCCCGTGGGTTCTCGCGATCGTGTTCTGTGCAGCTCCGTTCGTGGCTGCGCTTGTTTCGGGTGCAGCGTGATGGGCGCTCCCTCACGGGACGGGCTTGCCGGTGCTGCTGCACCCGAGCCCCATGCGGGTCTCGGTCCTACGGACGGCATCCCTAGCGCGTTCACGCCGGGTCCGTGGAGCGCCGATAAGTCCAAAGGGAGCGCGGCGTACACGATATTTGACGACCGCAACGGCTCTCTCGCAACGGTGTGGGACGCTACGTGGATGGGGCGGAAATACAACCCCGAGGCCAACGCTCACCTGATCGCCGCGGCGCCGGAACTGTACGAGGTTTGCGGTGACGCGCTCGAAGTCTTGAACGCGCCAGTCATCACGCCTGCCGCGCTGAATGCAGTCGGTCGGAAGCTAGAGACCGCCCTCGCCAAAGCACGAGGTGAAGCATGAACGACCGCGTGTACATCGCCGACGCTCGCAAGGTGAGCGCAGCCGACTTTCACCGGATGTTCGAGCCGCGCCGCTCTCCGCTCGAGGAACTGTGCGCCCAATGGTGGCAGGCAGCTTTCACCGATGGAGACATGGAACGCGCCCACGAACTGAAGAAGCGCATCCAGTCGCTGTCGATCCTGGAGCTGGAGGCCAAGCGCAATCCAGATGGAACGTGGAGTGTGGCGGCATGAACATCGCACTCTACATCGAGGACGGGCGCAGCCAGATCATTCTGACCCCGCAGTCCGACCACGAGAAGTCCCTGCTTGGACAGCTTAAGGACATGTACGAGAACGGGCGCGGAAGTCTTACGATCCATCGCGGCGAGTTCTATCCCTGCCAAGGCGGCTGGACCCGTCATGGCACTGGCGACGAAAGCACCATCATTGTCATGGACGGGGACGCCTGATGCGTACTCGTGAATCTCTCCTCGCATCCGCAGAAGCGTTCGAGCGTGCCGGCCACAGCTTCAGTGCAGAGCTTGCACGGGATCTCGCAAGGGGTTGCCTGGCAATGGAGACGGCAGGGTTTGGAGACAACCTGTTCCGTCATTGGGCGAAAGAACTGGCTGAACGGGCAACGTCAACCGTCAGTCAAGGGGATCAGATATGACGAGTGAAACTGGGCGCTTGACCGGCTCTCGTGCAAGCACCGAGCCTGTTTCACGTCTCGGCCCTTCGGGCTTCGATCCGGAGCGCGTGGCCGCTGCCCTCGAATGGATTGTTGAGCAGGCTCGCAACGGAATGGCGACAGCGGCGGGATGTGCCACGACCCACGGTGACGGCGGGGGCGGGCTGGAGATGGTCCACAGCATCCTGTCCGACATCGAAGTGAACGCCGGAATGGCGCTCGACGCGATAGCGATGGAAGCCCGACAGGGTGGAGACGGTGAAACTCGGCTCCATCCGAAGGACGACAGCGCGGCCATCGCCCAACCTTCAAGCGGGGATCAGATAGGATGAGTAACGAACTCAAGCCGTGTCCGTTTTGCGGCGGGAAGGCTTACGGGCCGATCTTTTCCTCCATGTGCGCCAGCGGCTCGAAGGAAATCTACGCCGTTGAATGCCCGAAGTGCTGCATCGACCTTGAGGGCGAGCAAAGAGCCTCGACTGAGGCGGCGAAGGCTTCTGCAATCTCAGCATGGAACACCCGCGCATGACCCGCCCCAACCCATCCATACCAGGAGTGGAGTGGCCCTATAGGGAGACGGTTAAGTCTCCTGGGGATGTGGTCATTACCAACATCGGGCGAATGGCTTCGCCACCGCGCTTTCGTCCTTCGGATCAAGCCGCTTCGCGTCTTGCCGCTACGCGCTTCAATCCCTTTCGCATCAGGAGGTTCGCATAATGGCTACCAGGCTCAAGACCGTCGAGGACGCTCTAAACGAGCTGCCCACTGGTCTGGCCCTGCTGCGGGCGCCGTTCCCGCCGCACCAGATTAGCAAGCTGCCCAAGGAAACGAAGGCGCAAGCGACGCAGCGGAAGAAGGATCAGGACGCCGGCAACTGGCCGCCCAAGTGCACGATCTGCGAGGGCTACCATCACCCCAAGGCCGTCCACCTCGATTACGTCGGCCACGCGGCGCTTACCGATCGTCTGCTCGACGTTGACCCTAACTGGTCATGGGAGCCTATGGGCACCACTCCGGAAGGTCTGCCGGCGATCAATGGCGGGCTGTGGATCAAGCTCACCGTCTGCGGCGTGTCGCGCTACGGCTTCGGCGCGGCGGACGGCAAGGTCGGCGGTGACGCGGTCAAGGAGATGATCGGCGACGCGCTCCGCAATGCTGCCATGCGCTTCGGCGCTGCGCTCGACCTGTGGCACAAGGGCGACCTGCACACTGAGGATGACGGGCCGAAAGCGGACCCGATCACGACGGGCGAAACCCCTGCCAACAAGCGCGTCGCACTGGACGGCCCCTACACGTCTGCCACCGCCCTGAAGACCGCTGCACGCGAGTTCGTGCGGACGCTGGAAGGCATCGGCGACCTGGATGAGTTCATCGCCTGGTCCGAGACCACGGACTACCGCGAGTTCTGCGACCAGCTCGCCAAGGACATGCCCTCATGGTGGATGGGCGGCCCGGACGTTCCCGCTGAATTTGTCCCGCTGGAGATCCGCATTCGCCAGCGGCGCGAAGACCTCGAGAAACTTGAAGGAGTACGTTGATGCAACGCCTCACACGCGAGCAGGCCGCCGTACTGAGCGCCTTCACTGGCGTCCTCTGCGGGCCGTTCGATGACCTGCACGAATACGCCGCCAAGAAGCTCGGCGACGGCATCGGCCCGGTGGGCATGGCGATGGCTGCCGACGAACTCAAGGAAGCCGCCCGCGCCGACATGGAGGCGATCATTGCAACCAAGGAGACTGAACAGTGACCACACGTTTCGACATCTGCACCCCGCGCAAGGGGCGTGACGACAAGACCTACTGGACCCGCATCGGAACAGCCTTCCAGGGCGACAAGGGCATCCAGTTGATCTTCGACGCTTTGCCGATCGCTGACAGCGAGGGCCGCGTGGTCGCCAACCTGTTCGAGCCGCGCGAGAAGACGACAACGGCGCGGCAGACGGCCGATCTGGACGACCAGGTTCCGTTCTAGTGCTCAAGCGCACCACCCCTCTCAGGCCGAAAGCTAAGCGGAAGTCGGCAGCATTGAAGCGCCACCACGATCGCGTGGCGCAGCAGGGGTGTTGCGTCTGTGGAGAGGCCGCGACCGTCCATCACGTCACGGGTTACGCCGATCGCATGGGGCGTTTCTCGAGAGATGATTGGCTGGTCGCGCCTCTCTGCCCACTTCACCATCAAGCGGGGTTCGATTCCGCATCCATGCCGGTGAGCGTGGAGAGGCTGGGCCACCGCGGATTTTACCAGGAGCACGGCGTTGACCTGCTGGCGGTCGCTGAGCGGCTGCGCGAGGAAAGCCTGAGCGATGAATCGAGGGCTGCGTAATGGCCTACGTCACCACATTAATCTCGGAAGCCGCCCGCGGTCGTGCTGCCCACTGGGTTCTGAAGGCACCCAAGGGATGGATCTGCGAGGTGCGGGAGCCGCGGAGGACGCGCGACCAGAACGATAAGCTCTGGGCCATGCTGACGGATATCGCCGTGTCTCAGCCGCTTGGACGGAAGCACACGCCGGACGACTGGAAAGCGATCGCGATGAACGCCTGCTCGTGGGAGTGCGCGTTCCTGGAGGGTCTGGACGGGCGCCCGTTCCCCGTGGGGTTCCGCTCGTCCAAGCTCACGAAAAGCCAGATGAGTACGCTGATCGACTGGCTCCAGGCGTTCGGAGACGAGCATGGGGTCAAGTGGAGCGAAGAGAAGGAAGCTGCGTGACAGCCCGCGTCACACTCTCAACAGCGGAAGTGACCCGCGCCAAGGCGGCAGCGGAGAAGGCTGGCTTGCGCCTGGCTGCGGTCGAGCGGAAGCCGGACGGCACTGTGCGTTGGGAGTTTGGCGAGGAAGCGGACAATGACGACTGGCGGGCAGGAAGTCCGCTATACGAAGGCCGCGCATGACGAAGCTCAAGTATCTCCGCATCAAGAAGGCGAAGGGCAAAGCCTACTACTACTTCGACGCCGGCAAGCGCGACGATGGACAACGTGATCTGCGCTCCCTGCCCGACATCAAAGACCCGCGGTTCGGCGACTGCTACGCCCGAGCTCGCAGCGAGCGGACGCGCCAGAAGAACAGGCAGGGCGTGCTGACGCTCGACGGGCTGATCCGGCTCTACGAGAAGTCGCCCGAGTTCCGGGAGCTGAGCGAAGCCAGCAAGCGCAGCTACACGCGCTACCTGGCCCGCGCCAACAAGCTGATGCGGTCGGGTTCCGGGGAATCGTGGCCGGTCAAGGGGATCGAGCGCAAGGATGTCACCGCGTTGCGGGATGCTCTCTCCGAGACGCCTGGAGCCGCCAGTCAGGCGGTGCGGGCGCTGGCGGCACTGTTCACATGGGCGATCGACAACGACCGCGCCACGGAAAACCCGGCAAGGGGCGTGAGGAAGTTCAGGGCCACGCCGCATGAAAAGTGGCCGGAGGAACTGGTCGAGGTCGCGCTAGGCGATCCACAGGTCGCCCTGCCCGTCGCCCTGCTCCACTTCACCGGACAACGCATAAACGAAGTCGTGAAGATGAGCTGGGCCGACATTCGCGGCGACCACATGCGGGTCTACATCCAGAAGACAAAGCGGCAGATCGACGTTGCGATCCTACCGGAGCTTGGGGAGATGTTGGGCCGCGCTCAGAAAGGCGCGGTGACAATCCTGACGAACGCCAATGGACAGGCGTGGACGCAATCTGGACTGCGCCAGAAGCTACAGGACTGGGCCAAGGAACGCGGTCACAAGGTTGTGCCGCACGGCCTGAGGAAGAACGCGGTGGACGCGCTGTTCGAGGCGGGCTGTACCGCCGCCGAGGTTTCTGGGATTACCGACCAGTCGATCGGGATGCTCGAGCATTATGCCAAGGGGGTGAACAAACTCCGCCTGGGACGCGCCGCCGTGGTTAAATTGGACACCGCGAGGAAGGCTCGGAACAAAGCGGGAAAGTGAAAACAAATGTGAAAACCGCTTGTTTTTCTATCTTACCGCTGTTAATGCGCCGTTAGGAACGATGCTTAGATTTCTGCGGATGTTCACCACCCGTTCTGTGAAAACCGACCGCATTTTCGCGGTGTGAGCCGGAGGCAATGTGAAAACTCAGATTGGCCGCGCAACCCTGTACCTGGGCGATTGTCGCGACATCCTGCCGACGCTGCCGCCGGTTGATGCGGTGGTGTGACCGACCCGCCGTATGGGATGAACCGGGCGAACAGTGGGCACAAGGTCATAGGGCGCGTCATCGGCTCGGAAAAAGTGGTTGGCGTAAACCTTTGCGAGAGCGACTAGGGCAGGGTCCAATACACATGCCCTTGCCCACTCTTCATCGCTGATTGACCTGAAGGTTCCGGACATGATCTGCTCTATTCCTGTTCCGCTTGCTTCGCAAGTCAAAGCGTGGTACGCAGGATCATGGTCTGCGAGGGAACAAACCGGCTGGAAGAACTTGAGCCGCGCTTGCAGGTTCAAGTCATGCACCAGTGCATCCAGACCACAATCAAACTAGACGGGAACGCCAAGTACATTTGCGTCGCGCGAGGTCATGCCTGCTATCGGTGCCAAGACCTTGCCGCCGAGTCGTTGGCAGACGCCAAACTAGCGGCAGAGTGACGCACCCTATGTTTGCGAACCTATTACAACCCATCGCGGTCATTTGCATTGTGATCGGCTGTCTTGGCTATGTGTTTGGCCCCGACGCAACCGGCGCTATGAGCCTAATTGGTTTTGGCACGGTGCTTTACGCCATTCACGACGCGACACGTCGCATTCTTAGACTACGACTAGACCGCCACCCTAACGCTCCTCCACCTGTTTCCTGACCAGCCTTTGCAGGTGCTACTTCGCGCAGCTAATCACCACCCCCGCGTCCTTGAACCATCGACAGGCGCGGTTCATCTGGTCGCGCAGGGACCGGCCCCACTCGATCTTGGCCGTGCGCTCCTTCTCGTAGATCTCCTCGCTCTTCAGCGATTGCGGAGACATCGGAGGCTCGGCGGGAGGGGTGAGAAGGTCAGCCGGCGGCGTGACATTCGGGCGGGGCATTTCCCTGCCGCAAGAGCTCAACGCAAGCAATCCTGCGCTGGCGATCGCCAGGAGCGCGATCCGGAATGCCCTTGGTTGCATCGTCTATCTCCTTTTGCCGCTGACGTGCAGCCGCATCGTCGGCGGACTTGTTGGTGTGGAGGCTGGTGTCAGCCGTGCGTTCGCGCTTGAGCTGCTTGTTCTCGGCCTTTGTCACGTACTTCTCGATGACGCCGCTGTCGTAGGCGCATTTGCCGAGCAGGACGCCGCCGCTCAGCAGCAGTAGGCCGACGAAGATGACGAGCCATTGAGGCACGCCGAGAGCGGTAGCTAGGCGGGTGAGCACAGGCTGGTCCCCTTGAGCGGCTGCGAGTAGCTGAGCGGGAAGAAGTTGTGGTAGCGGTTGACCGTCCCGACGACCTCGCCCTTGGCGTTGAGGACCGGACCCCCACTCATGCCGGGGATGACCTGTGGAGGCCCAACCAGTTCCGTCTGTCCGGATTCGGTCTGGTAGGTCGCCATCAGCCGCATCATGGTCTGCCACTGCCAGCCCTTTGCGTGGCCGATCGCGAAGTACCATTCGCCCGGCTTGAAGCCCTCGCAGTTGATGGGGAAGCCTTCACGCTGAGCGGCTTTGATGACCGAGAAGTCGAGACCCGCTTCGCTCTTCGCGTCAATCGCCTTGCCGTCGATCTGGCAGTTGGTCAGCTTGGTGACGTGGGCCACGGAAACCATGCGCCCGTCGGCGATGTCGAATGCGGTCCCCTTGCCCTCGTTGCATACGACCTGGTTGACCTGCGTGTAGAGGTCGCCGGGACCGAGACGTTGCGCGGGCTTTGTGGCGGAAACGAGCGCGAACGAGGCGCAGACCAACGCAACGAGTTTCATATAGACCCCCCGGTCTTGATTTGTCTAGGAAAATCTGCTAGCGCGGTCTCATGTTCGCGCTGTTGCTATTGGCGGCTAGCCCGCTCGACACCCTGAAGCCCGGTCAGTGTCTTCCGCCGAGCAACAATGCTCGGGTGTGTCGCCGTATGGACGGCACGCTCGGGGTGTATTGGACACCGCGCCTTGATGGGTACGATTCCGACGGCTGCCGAAGGGTGCTCGTTGACGGCCCTCCCGGCAGCACGAGACTGGAATGCAGGACTAATCCCGTTCCGCGGCGCTAGCCCTACTCGTCGTCTATCGTGATCTCTGTCTCACCATGCTTGACGGTGGTGTTCCGCTTCACGCCCAGCAGGACCATCAACCCGGTAATCACGATAAGGATGATCCCGAGCGCCGTGAGGCCGAGCCAGAACGCCAGCATCGGCTTGCCCCTGACGATCCACAGCACTGCAGAAGCGTAGCCGGTCATGGTGACAGCGCAGCCGAACGCGGCGAGCATTGCCCAGCCCTTGCGTCCATCGTCTGTAACAAGGCCGCAGATCGCAGCGCGGAACCACTCGATCATTATTCCCCCAGGTACAATTTCCGCTCGGCCTCACGGCGCCGAACGAGGCCGGGAAGAACCTTCCCGTTCGAGAGTTTCCACATCAAAAAGGCGTTGGCGGCGCCCAGCTTGTTGCCGAGCTTGTGGCGCTTCAGGACGGTGGAGTTGGCGAAGCGGGTCAGGCCAATGTTGAACGCCAGCGAACTCATCGCGTCGAACTGGTTCTGCGAGGTCGGAACCCCGTCCAGGTACGGCGTGATGTCGTGGTCCTCCACGTCCAGCCGCAGAAGCTCGTCGGCCTCGAACTGGGTGATGGTCTGCCCGCGCTTGACGCCTTGCGTGTGGCCGAACCCGATGCTCCAGACACCAGCCGGGCACTTATAAGCTGTCAGTTGGCAGCCTTCGAACTGTTTTATCAGCTCAAGTCCAGCATTGCTTATCCGCAACCCGGCGGTTTCTTTTTCGGGGCGTGGAATACCTAGACCGTCCAGCCACTTATCGCCGATCTCCACCTCATCGGCGGTTAGCGGGCCGCCTTTGGCTGAGCGCACTAGATCGAAGATCGCCTTGCGGGCATCTGTTGCCATATCACTGCCCTTCTGTCATAAGTACGCAATGGAAGAGGAATGGCGGCCAGTCCGCGAAGCAGGCGGGCTTCTTGAGGTCTCGAACTTGGGGCGCGTTCGTACTGTCGATCGCGTCACATCCACCTATGGACGGATGCGCGAAGGCAAGACCCAAGGGACGTTCACGCAGCGGCGACCGGGCAAGATGCTTTCGCCATGCCCGTCCCGCTCGGGCTACCTTGAAGTCGCCCTCATGTTTCAGGGGAAGCGGCGAAAATACCGCGTCCATCGACTAGTTGCGGACGCCTTCGTTCCCGGCAAATTTGATGACGCGCACATTGACCACGTTGACGGCGACAAACTGAACAACCGCGCTGACAATCTTGAGTGGGTTACGATCTCCGAGAACACCCGCCGCCAATGGGCAAACGGGCTTGTCGATCTTCGCGGCGCCGCTCATCCCGGTTCGAAGTTGAGCAAAGAACAGGCCGCAGCCGTCAAACTGTTGGCTGACAACG